GTGGTAAGATTGTTCTCTAAGTGTTTCGTTTGCACCGTACCCTGCATAGCGACTAGCTTCCTGTTTAATGCCGCTAACTCTGCTGTGGCTAAGGCGGCGTTTTGTTTTTTCGCTAACCCTACTCGCCCTTCTTGATTGGCTACATGACCCATAATCGCAGAGCGTGACTTTTCCAACGCTAAGGCTTGCTGGGCGGACTTGATTTCCAACTGCCTTAGTTGTGTACGTTTCCGGATGGACTCAACTGCCTTGACTTCTTGCTGCGTTAACTGTTTGCCCGCCGCGACTTGTTGCTGTAACGAGCTTACATAACCCAATGAGCGTTCCGTACCTGATGGTAAATAAGCACCCGCCTTGGCCGCATCAGCCATCGTTTTACGCAAAAGCACTTCGGTTTCAAGCAGTTTTTTGCTAACATCCTGCTTGATCTTTTCACCCATAACTTTTCCAGCGTTAGTTTGCTTTGCTGTTTGTGTCATGGCTTGGTCGGCTTGCTTAACGCTGGTTTTCATGCCTGTAGACAAGTCCGATGCGGTGGTCTTTAGCTTCTGCAAAGCCAAGTTCGCTTCTGCCGTCTCTTTGGCAAACTGCTGCGTGGATAAGATGGCCTGAGAGTAATCAACACCTAACCTCGATATAATCTGTGTTACAAGATTGTCATCCAATATTTCACCACCTTTCAGTCAGAAAATAAAAAACACCCCGAAGGGTTACATCGTTTTCCAATATTTGCCCCACTTTATGTTTATAGTTATACTGAAACTGTGAATACTAACAAAAAGGAGGCATCTATCTATGAAGCACTTTCTCAGTGGTTTTGCCACTTGTGCGGTTATTTGCTCGTTAATATTTATTAGTTCATCGGCTATCGCTGGTTCACCGGGATACCTATAAGGCACTAAGCGGCTCTCTTGTTTAACCACTAAAGAGAGCCGCAAATGCCATCCTTTCCTCTACTGTGTCGCCATACACATCATCACTCTTGGAATTTCCTTCACCTTCTTCGCCATCAGAGAACCCCAAGTTAGGAGTTCGCTTCACATCAATGTGTAAACCCAATCGTCGCATAATAGCTTCTATGGCTGGCATGGTTAGGTCTCCAATCTCAAAATAACCGATGTTGGTATGACACACGATTTCGGTAAATATCTCACCCCAATCTGTTGGGGGCAAGGCAAGTTTTCCCCCGCAGGAGGGGCAGGTATCTTCCGCAGTCAAATTGTCAGGAATCTCGCACCCCTTCTCGCGGCAGATTACCTTGCCCCGTGTTTCTTCCGGCGGGGGAGGGGTCAGCCCGATATGTCAATCAAGAGCTTTATAAACTTACGTAGGTCTGTAACGTCCCAATCTGCTTCTTTGGCCTTTGCTAGTGTCATGGGTTCGTCGTTCTCGTCGAACAAATATCTGCCCATCCACTTCTCCAACTTGGCAATTTCCTTTTTCTCAATCAGGGTAAAAAACTGCGGGCCAAGGTTAAGGTTGTCCTCAAGGAATTCCTTATGGTCACGCAGTTTCAACGGCTTAATCTTGTACCGCTTCCCCTGAATGATATGGTAATCGCCAGTCCCTAGCATAGTAGCCAAACCAACAGGGGGATGTGCCTCCTTTTTAGCCATTTGTCAAGCCCTCCTTACCGTGCCACCCGATAATCAACAGGTTTACGACCAGCACGCGGTTTCTGCATAGCCATTGTGAAACTCCAACCACCAGGGGTTTTGCTCCGAGTAGGTGGCTTAATGTCACCGGTCGGTGCTACGCTGTCAAAGATCATGGAGTCATGTTTAATGGTTCCTTCGTCCTCAGCCAATACCGCTTCACCTGCCAAAATCATCTGGAATACCGAACGGGTAGACTGTTCGGGCACTTCCATTTTGTCGCCAGTTTCAGACACGTCAAAGGCAAGAACAACCTCTTTACCAGCATCAGCAGATGCGAAGGTGAACACCGAACCTGATACTGCAAACTGCCCTGTAGTGGAAGCACTCGATGCCTTAACAAAGGGGCTATCGGCAGCATCATGCACTACAGGCACAGGGTCAGTGGCGGGAGTACCCTCTGCTGATACATCAATCGTGTAAGGTGCAGAATCAGGGATACGGCTTTCGACAATATGCCGAACAGCAACGGAACTGTTCTCAGTGAAAGTCGAACCAGTCAAAGCCGCATAGATTTTGGGATTGAACGAGTTCAGGTTGACAGTGATGTTACCCTCCTTGCCCTGCGAAAATACTAAATCCCAGTCAGAATTGCCATCTTCCAGATTGGATGTTTTTAGGTTGATTGAAGTGTCAATCGACTGTACCACTCCAAAGCCAAGGAATCTGGCATTGTCGCTATGCCGAACCAACTCAAGGTGCCCGGCTTTCTTATAAACCAGTTTTGCCATTGTGTTTTACTCACTTCCTTTCGTCGTTATTTCAGGGCGTAGAATGTGAATCTCGCCCCTACACAAACAAAACCAGTTAGGGTAGATAACTCTCCCAACTGGCCTTCAAACTCGTAAATACGATGATTGATCGTCTTGTTGTAAAGCAATTCCTGCGCCCGTGCTATGGCTCTATATGCCATGTAGTCTTGTGTTGCAGGAACGTGACAATCAATCTGCAAGACTTCGTTAGTCACGATGGGCAGTCTTGCGGTTCGTGATGGTCGAAAGTACAGGCAAAGTCGTCTTTCGTTGCTCACAAGGTTATCCCATTGTGACCGCTTCAGTATGCGTTTGACTTTCTCCACGTCGCTTAGCCCTGTGATACCCAAGATTTCATTCATTGTGGCATCTTGGACAAATAGTTTCTGCACAGCGGCCAAATCTTTTTCAGGGTTAAAACAACGGCCTCACCTGCCTTTCAGTCTTGCGTCACAACAAAAAACCTCCCCCAAGGGAAGGCTTGTAGTGCTTCTTGCCATATTTGCCGAACTCGTTGTATTCGCATCCAATCGGCGGCTCGCTGTAGGGCATGAGATGGTGGCATTGGTTTGAAACGGTCATCATCCTTTTCCTCAAGATTGATACCACCGACATTGGATGTGGAAACTACCGTTTCCCCGAATATATTGATGTACGGGCCTCTCGCGCGACTACGAATAGCATTGTCATCTGTGCGATATGGGTTCCACATTGGACTATTTTTGTAGTCCTCCAATGCAGGATTATCCCTATCCATCAGAGAACCTTTTCCGAAGACATCCATCGTCGCCCATGCGCCCCCGACCACATTCACGGCTAAGAACGTGCCTAGTGCCTCAATTTCCCCCGTTGTCAAATCTTCTCTGCCTTCGGGGGTCAGCATTTCGCTTGCGGCATAGGCCTTGTATTCCTCAGCCATCGCNAANAGAGTAGNNACAAGATGNTTCTGTAGGGCACNTATNCANGNTGCGGNGTCAAATCTNACCCCATNAGCATCACCCTACTCTCTTGTNTCGGTTCCGGCCTGCACTCGAACAACACCTTCTAGCATCAACGGGTCTATGGCATTGACCATAAGGTTTTCGCCGTTTAAGACCAAACGATCTAGTACCTCCACGCCATAACTCGAAGGCAGATAGAAAATATAGCGGGATGATTCCAAAAGTCCGGGGTCGTACTGCCGCAAGGCATACGTCACAACCTGCCCAAACGCGTCTATAGTCGTGCTTGCTGGTGTCCATTTCCAAGTCACGACAAGGTTGTATTCGTCGTCCAATTCCTCTGTCCGTCTAAGCGGCGTCAAGGTAGAGTTCACCTTCGCGGCAAAGAACGCTATTGCGCCGCTTGCAACATCAAGGTTGGCTGACTGAACCAGGTACTTGTCTGTGCCAACGGAGAAGATTTCACCGCTGACCAAGTTGCTGTCAGGCAGGACTAAACCTTCCCACGAACTATCACGTATTCCAGGGTCATGCACGGCCTTGGTAGATCGCTTGAGACTCGCTTTGGTTGTAACGGTAGGATTACGTTGAATGGTGATGGTCTGTCCATGTGAATTCAAAAATTTTTCAGCATAGGTCACAACTCATCACCATCCCTGAACGCATTGCGACTTAACTTAATATTCTCTGTGACCGTAAAAATCGCCAGAACTGCGCTCATAACGACTACGCTCACCAAACAAAACCCTGCGATTTGAAGCACGCTCATGTCATCACCGCCTGTGATTGTGGACTTGGAAATGCGGAACAGTCGGCACGGTCATTGTTGANAACCTCGCTAAATAACTGTCCCGCTTGTTCCCCAAGTCAGCTTTCAACTTGTGCCAATTCACCACTAATTCCTGCGTAAAGTGCGGCCCTTGCTCTCGCTGTGGCACTCGAACTGCCATCGCATCACACAAGAGACTTGCACATTCGCATACCGCTGCCGCTTCCAAATANACTTTGTCGGTGCCCGTAAGGTCGGCATAGTTGGGCACTTGGTCAATAATATTGGCTTCGGCAACCGTGATGAACTCTGGTGATTCGATTACGGTATCGGGCAAGTAGGCAGAGTCCGTCCCTAACACAGAACGGACTCTTTCTTGCCATCCTTCTCCGGTTAAAATTAAATTGGCCACGGGGTTAGCCCCCTTTCCGATTACTCAAGGGTCATAATTGCAGAGGAATTCTTGAGTATTTTTCTAAAACCACTATTCTCGGAAACAGTCATGATCTCGGTTTGGTTCTTGATGAACTTGTCAACCTCGTTGATGGTAGAACCGACTTCAACGATTTCCTCAATAGCGGACTCACGGTTCAGTCCATAAAGAGCTACCTTGCCGNNGATTTTCTCGGCATACGGGCTGTAGAGCAGGGTAACATTGGACACAAAGCCTTGAGGTAAGGATACGGAAACATTCAAGCCCTTGGCTA